TACCCCATTGATGACGACGAAGTCTTCATTGGACAAAAACAACGAGTTGGCGTTATTCACCAGTTGCTCAAAAAGCTGAAGGTCTTCGGCTCCGCTCATAAATACTCCAGGCGAAAAAAAGCCCACTCAGTGGTGGGCTGTAGAATTGAAAGTGATCAGTGGATCGAGCGGTTATGTCGCGCTGGGCCATGACCTTGTGTACCAGCGTTCAAGTGAAGCTCGCAGTTCTGTGTTCATTACTCCCAAATCCATTCCGGTCATCAGGTCAAGCAGTTCTGCCTCCGTGATAACCGGCATTTCGAAAAGTGAGAGGATAGCCGTGTACTTCCAGTGGTCGACACCAACAAGCTCAGGGCCTTTGTAAATCCCAGTGAACTGCGCTTGTGTAGGCATAAGCCCCAACGGGCTTCTGAGTGGGCACATGAACCAATCGGCCCAGCCAATTCCCCATTTGCACCAACCTTCAAATAGACGAGCCTGCTTGGCATTGCACAGCCAGGTCACCGCCACCTCAGTTGGCACGTTGCGGTACCGGCGGCGATTGCGCGCCCGCCCAGTCAAAAATGGCGTTCGCGCAATCGGATCGGTCGGCGTGAAGCCGTAGCCATCACGCAATGGAAGCGGAATTCCATCAGGCATTGTCAGCATGTTCCGCAGTCCTTATGTGGGGGCGAAGTTATCGTCATCCGCATAAACACGCGGGTCGTAATTGACGGCCTCCACGTCCGCCGAGTGGTCGCCAGGCTCGATTGAGGTAATCAGTACCGGGTAGCACCAGCGCGTGGTCTCGCCGAACAACAGGTGGGGCGGATCAATATCCCAGGAAAGGTCAGGGACAAAGTCGAGCGTCGGAATGGCCAGGCGGAAGTCATCAACCCTTGATGCTGCCCAAGGACCGCTGAGCGAACCATCTGGCCGGCGCAATGCCACAACATGAGAAGCCCCGGCAGTCCAGTTGAACTGCTCCGTGCTTTCCAAAATGACCGGCCCCATACCTTCCGTATAGTCAACAAGGATGGCTGACTGCCCGTAGCCAGGAATGTCATCGGCCACGGCGTCGTAGCTGAGATAGCCGCTGTTGAGCGCATCAAGCTCAGTGCTCCAGCTGTAGGTCTTGTTGCGGTAGACCTGGGCCCGCCGTAAACGCATACCGTAGCGCCAGGCTCTATCGCGGTTGGTTATCCCCTTCACTGTGACCGTCTGAACGGTGTTGCCAGCATCCCCTGGCAGCCGGCACGGGACCGGCTCTGTCGCGCGCGTCACCTCGTCGACGTACTTGATGTCCACGCCGTCATAAGCGTCCGGCTCGAGCAGCGTAAAGTTGCGCTTGAGCTCCTGGGTCATATTCTGCGGCGTGTACATGTGGCCGATCTGGGTCCGCGGCTCATCCCGAACTGGGGTAACCCGGCCACGCTCAAGAGTGAACTCGGCGAATCCAGCCAGCAGCGCGTCATTGAGGCACTCCTTGACTGTGCTGTCGTCCTCAACCCGGTAGTCGAAGTAATCGCCTCGACCACTCCAGATCGCGCCGTAGCGTGCCAACTCTTCGACATCCATATCGCCATCGGTACCGCCGACAGACTTCAGCACGTAGTTGACCCACGGCACGATGTCACGCGTCGGCGTCGGCACACTCCAGGCTCCCTCAACCAGCACCGGAAGCTTGCGGGTTGCTACCACGGAGACCTGGCTCTGTGATTGCGCAGAGAGTTTGTCGCCGCCACGCACGTATAGGGCCATGACTGTGCAGCCCTCGTACTTGGTCGGGGCCTTGTCGATACGGCCACGCAGGCCATACCACTGGACCCGGTTGAACTTGAAGTTTTCTGGCGACTCTTCACCGATACGCCGAACCCGGACTTCGGGGCGGATGTAAGTCGGAGCCGTGATGACTCTGGTGTATCCCTGTTGGTCCGAGCTCATCGCTTCAAAACGGTAAGGTGCGCTGGTCCAGGCGCCGGCCGTAGCTGCATCGCGATACTGAACCTCGGCGCGAGCCCAGTGGGAGCGCTTGTTACCATTCTTTTCCGTGTAACGAACCAAGCCTTGCGGGAAGAAGAAGTCGACCTCAAACCGCCGGATGGTCTCCCCCTCTGGGCAGGCGTAGAACGGCCCTGCCCAATCGCCCTCAGTGGTTGAGCCGTCAAGCGCGATCGAGGCGGTGTTGGTTTCTATGTAGTCGAAGCCAAGCCAGCCCTCATCCTCAGCACCGGTATCAGTCAGCCGAATGACGGTAATTGCAGAAGGGCCATGGCTCTCATCAACGTCCTCCGTGGCTTCGTCATCATCTACCGCGTCGTCCGAGACAGAGCTGATCCGATACCGCAGATCGCGATAACCGATGCAGGACCAAAGGGTGCCTGGTTGCAGGCCGATAACCGGCGCACCACCATCGTAGGCAAGCGTGATCTTGGCCGGTACCGCATCAGCTGCAGCAACCGTCTGCACGCCCGTGACGAATACTGGCGATGAGCCAAATACTGTCGACGTCGAACCGCCCAGGGACAGCGCGCTGCCGCTGTAAGGCGAGGCTGCTTCAGCGATCCTCAGGAAACCGCCCGAAGCGCTGGCCACTAGGCTTGAACCGGTCAGCTCAGCATTCACGGCTACCACCAGCCCCGCGAGATCCGTCGCGGCCACGTCGAGATCCACGGTGAAAGTACTGGCCCCGCGGCTCACGCTGAAAGTCAGAGGGGTGACGTCGAAGTCATACCGGGCAGGAGCAGAGTTACCGGTCACCCGGGATGCACTCCCAGCGACAGCCGGCACACCTGGCACGTACGGGTCATAGGTGGCCACCACGTACTCACCAGCATTGGCGCCCGTGATTTCTATCTTCATGCCCACGAACGGGTCGAGCATCGGGACATGGTCACCGGTGATCACCGTCGCAGAACCGTCCGCCGGCGCAATGAAGAGGTATGGGTACATAACCTCAATGCGGGCAATCAGGCCGGCGGCCCAGCCGTGTGGGAACCAGCCGGCCGACGGTGGTACCGAGACCACGAACTCGCTGAACTGCACTGCTTCGGCAGTCAACTGCTGGTCGATGTCGGTGGTGGTAGTCAGGGTCAGGCCGGCGCTGCCGGTCGAGGTCGAGCCGACTTCGTCCGAGTTATGCCACCACAACCGTGCGGGCTCGGCCGCTACCGATTCGCCAGGGCCATAGATGGTGTAGCTGGCTGTGCTGCCGAGCGAAGCGATCGGAGTACCACCGATTCGCACCTGACCAGGTGGTATATCGAACTCCCCAACGCCTACGCACAACAGCATCTCGACCCACTGGACCTTTGGATCGCTGCCAAAGTACCGGCGAGTGGGCGTCAGGTAGTCGGGGAAAATTTCGTTCTTGCCAGAGCACTCACGAATCACGTCACCCAGCTTTACCTGGTTGGCAGTGGTTTTTGCCAGGCCCAGGCCTTTGCCGGCCCCATTGTTTGCCGAACTCGGTGTGGCCAGCGGCTTTTGGGTCAACATGACCACGGTGACAGCCACAATCGACGCCACGATCGCCCAAGCCGCGATCTCCAGGCCCGTACCCTTTGGCTCTGGGTAGATGCGAACGGTATCAGCCGGGCCGAACTCAACCTTGCTCCAGCTCACGGGATCGATGAACAGCCCGTTGACTTCAATGCTGATCGGTGGCGACTCCAGGGCCTGGTAAGTCTTCACGCTTTCAGTCAGCCACGCTTCGATGGTCATCACGCGATCAGTCTTGTAGCGCTCCAACGGCTGGCCTTCCAGCTTGCTCGGGTAGAGTTCGATCACGGTGATAGCTCACTGTTAGATATTGGTCTTGGAATTTGCGCAGCGGCTTGATGGTTGCGCCGGAGGACTTCATTTCCATGCCGTGAAGCCGGCCGTCAACCTCGACGATGACGGCGACATGGAAGCAAATGCGCCCACGCCAGACGCAGGCGATCGCGCCGATCTGCGGTTCGCAGCGCTCCATGGCGGCGGCGCCCTCATTCACCGCCCGGGTGAACTCCTTCGGCATGGTGTTGCGGACGTAGCCCCAGCTCGGTAGCAAGGGCAAGCCGTAGACTTCATGCCGGACCAGCCGGACCAAGCCCCAACAATCCAGCCGCGCATGGCTTCGCCCGCCATCCTCGTAGGAAGCGTTCAGGTATTTGTCGAACATGGATTACCTCGGTGCTGGGGAAATACCCAGTAACGCCGCAGAGCTGCCGCGTAGTAGCGTTGTGACCTCGTGCAGCAGGATTTGCCCCAGTCCGTTGCCTGCAAGCCCATGGACTGGGGTACCGCCAATTTCGGCGTGGTTTAGGACCTGGAGGTCAAATGAAGATTCGCGAAGTTCTCACCCAAGAACAGGTGGATGCCGCCCTTGTAGCCATAGCCCGCTGGGCGGACGGAGAAATTAACTCCGGCGAACTAAAGCAGCAGGTCAGCTACCAAGCCGCTGCAGCAGTTCAAAGAACCGGCCTTGCAAACATTTCAGCCACCCAGATGGTCGCGGGAAACTGGAGAATCAGAGTCAAGATGTCACCAGCAATCATGCCGCTCGGGCGAGCACGGATTGAAGCCCTTATGAACAAATAGGGAATGACGGCCTCTATTGAGAGGCCATCTTTTCTTCAAGTAGCTCGCGCGCCTTAACCTCGTTCTCAAGCTCTATCCAAAAGTCTGTTATCGCCTGATGGATCTCCCCAGCGGCTCCGGTTTCCTCGGACAAGTCCCACCACCCCGAACGCAGCATTTCCGCCTTTTTTAGAACACTCCTCTCAAGCGTCAAAAGCCGCTCATTCTGGGCTATTAGCGCATCCAACTGAGAAAGCTGCTTGCCCTCTCCATAAGCAGCAATCACTCCTGCGCGCAGTTCGGTGTGCTCGTTCATGTCTCTTCCTCTGGTTCGATTAGATGTAGCGAAGGCAGGGCGCGAAGGCCAAGGTGTACTTGCGGCGGGGCCAGCCGAGGTTGATCAAGTCGAAATAGCCGGCGTTAAGTTGGACACTCGCCCCTTGCATGAACCCGTTCAGAACCGTCATCCGATAGGGCCTTTCTGCCGGCGAGCTCAGGTCGGAGGAAATGAACACCCTGAATACCAGGCTGATCCTCGCCCTGGCATCGAGCGCCTTATCGATCAGTTGCTGGGCCTCCCCCGTGACGTTGTCGATGGCGAAGGTCAGCGTCTGGTTGCCGCTGTTGTCCCGCTTGGGCAGCGCCACGGCAAAGCCCGATGCGGTGAACTTAACTGTCGCGCCGGTTTCGGTAGTCGCCGTGGTGTCGTCAAACCCATGGCAGAGGTAAATGGGCGCCGCCCACGCCGGACAGTTCAGCTCCAACGTGGGAATGATGACCGCCTTGCCGCCAGAGGCGTAAAGAGTTTCAAGTGCCGTCATCGCCCCACTCTCTTCAGTCCATAGGTTTGCTCAAGGGTTTTAGCCATCTGGCCCTGGCCACGGATGTTGGATACCCACAGGTCAGTGATCTGCTTGCCGTCGGGACCGGTGCTGGTTTGCACCTGGCCGGCGCGGCTGGCATCTTCATGGAGGTTCACGACGGTTCCACCAGAGGATGCTGGCGCAGGAGTAGATGAACCTGCCTTCGCACCGCCCGCCCCGACCGGAGAAACGTTGCCTTTGCGCAATGCCTCAACGGCGGCAACCCCGCCATAACGACGGATGTCGTCTTGGCTCCAAACCACCTCACCCTTGTGCACCTGGCCCGCCGGCTGGTCACGACGACCGCTGCCGGTGTAACCGCCATCCATAAAGCTTCCACCTGCCAGGGCAAGTCCGCCCGCCAACCCAGTGGTGGTGGTAAGCGCCGTGGATGCTGGAACTGAGTTCGCACCAAGAGTCGCGAGGGAAACCATGGCAGCAGCCGGCGCCCATGCCGTCGCAGTAACAGCGGCCATGCCCACCGAAGCCGCCGTCGTAGAAGAACCAAGGGTATTGGCGATAACGGCATTAGCAGTCATCTGAATACCCATTTTTATCAACATCCGAAGTACGTCCTCTGCGATCCCTGACACCAATGTGGAAAGATCAAGAGAGCCAGTGGTCACGAAGTCATACAGTGAGTTCTCAAGACTTCCGAACGCATTCATGAACAGTGATTCGGTTTGCCCTGCTACATCAGAGGCTTGATCAAGCCAGTTACTCCATGCCTCTGATGCTCCCGCAGACCAACTCTGCTGGTAAGCATCCATCTGGTTGTAGTGGTCCTGCTGCATAACTAGACGCGCCGCAAGCCCCTCCTGAATGACCACGTTCTCTTTGTTAAATAGCTCTGATGTAATTTTGTTGGTATTGCGTTGCTCCAGAAGTGCAGCTGACTGCCTTGCATAATCTTGCTGAATCGCCAGATCCTGCTTTAGGCGTTCTCTCGCCTTACTCCCCATGCCCATACCCGTTAGGCTTGAATTCAGACCGTCTTGGGCTGTGGTCAACCGACTGCTCTGATTCGCCTGAAAAGCTGAGAGTTTCTGTACCTCATCAACTACGGTTCTACGAAGTGCCGCCTCTTTTTCAAGCTCCGCATTCTTTTTGAGTTGAGCGGAGATTAGGTCCTGGCTGGCCAGCAGCGACTTCTGGTCGGCGGTCAGTGTCTGCTTACCCTTGATATCAGCAAGCTGCTGCTCCCACTTGATCAGTGCCTGCGTCTGGGCGCCGAGCTTCTGGGTGGCGATTTCTTGGCCGTTGATCGAGGCATTCTGCTGAAGCAGCACGGCATTGGTCTGCCGGGCCGCGTCCAGCATCTTAAGGCCGGCGTTTTCGGTGTAAGCCTTGGTCTTCGGTGCCTTGGGCGTCTTGGGCTCCTTGAACTTGTCCCGAATGGCCTTTTCTGACGCTTCTGCGTCGGCCTGGGTGATCGTGTAGCCGGCCGCCCGCGCCGCATTAATGCGCTGCTGATCTTCGAGCAGGGCCTTGTTCAGCTTCTGCTCGCGAGTTCCTGCAGCCTCTACACTCTTCTGGAAGTCCTCGTAGGCTTTCTGCCCTTCGCGCTGGATGCGAGCATTTTCGCCCTCGGCCTTGCCCTGCTCAGTGAGTAAAAGCTTCTGCTTCTCCAGCATATTCAGCCGAGTTTGCAGGAACCTGGTCGAATCACTGCCTTCGCCGAGCGTATCGGGGAATACTTTTGCCGCGAAGCTGGTCTTGCGATCCTCTAGCAACTGTTTGGTATTGGCGATTTGCTCGTCGAGCGACTGCTGACGGCCGACGCCGAGCATTGCATCCCATCCGCTTTTTGCTGCGCCAGTGATGGCATTCCAGGCGGTCTCGATAGTGCCCAGGCTTTCCTTAATGGTCTTGGCTCGATCTGCCAGCGCCTTAGCGTAGGCATCTTGGGCAATTGCTGCAGCCTGCTCCTTCTCGCCCATTTCTTGAGCGGCGCGCACCTGCTCATAAACCGAGGCGGTGAGGAAGTTGTATTTATCGTTGAGCGTGGCCAGCGTCTTGACCGGATTGTCAGCCAGGGCATCGAACTCGGCTACAGTGGCCGACACTGCTTTGCCGGTGACCTTCTCGAAACCGATGGCGGCCGTGGCGATCTGCTCGAAGCTGGAACTGGCGATCTTGCCGTTTGACGCCATCAAAGCCAGCGTCTCGGCCGCCTTACCGGTCGTGCCGACTGTTGCGCTGATAGTAGTCGCCATACCGGCCAGGGCCAGCGCCGACGTGCCCGAGGCGTTGCCGGTAGTGATGATCGCCTGCCGGAAGGCGTCCGCCTCTTGAGAGCCCTGATAGTAGGCCAGGCCCAGCGTGCCGACCGCAGCGGCTGCCACGGTGAACGGGTTTACCAGGCCGAGGACGTAGCCGCCCAGCGCCTTGGCTGCCGGGCCGGCTCCTCCGAACATATCTTTCAGCTGGCCGCCCTGCTGCAGGAATACGGTCAGCGGATTCTGGCCACCCTGGAGCGACACCGCTATGTCAGTGAATTGTGCCGGCACACCGCGCAGGGCCGCCGCCGTCTGCTTAGCGGTGTTGCCAGTTCGGGTCAGCGAGTCGTCGAAGCTGGTAAGACCCTTGCGAGCCGTATCGATCTTCGCCTTATATTCGTCATAAGTGGCGGTGTCGAGCTTTCCGGCCTTGCGATGCTTGGCTAGGTCCTGCTCTTGCTTGTCCAGTTCGCCCAGGCGGCGCACCACCGGGTCAATCTGGCCGAGTAACCGCTCAAGCTCGTCAGCCTCATCCTCGATGGACTTGGTAGCCTTTTCAGCGCCCTTTCCCATTTTCTCCATGCTGGCGCCTGCTTTATCTAGTGCAGGTTTTGTACGCAGGCCAGCCCCTTCCAACGCTTCGAGCGCCTTACGGGTGTCAGAAGCTTTCTGCTCAGCGTCCCGGCTGTCGATTTCCAGGACCAGGCGGGATGTTTGAGCCATTACTTTTCTCCCGGCATAAAAAAACCGCCAACTGGCGGTTTCTACTTTTATCGTTTAGCGGCCTAGCCGGACACCATCTGGGGCACTATTTAGCATGTTGTACTTTTCAACTTTTCCATCTTCGCTAAAAAGTACCGCAAGTATTTGTTGCTTCATATCCGTGCCGAAAGGACCCGCGTAGACGTACATCCAATTCATAGAAAGCTTTCCGTCAGACCCATAAGACTGAGAAGCTGGAGCACCAAAAATTTCATTCATCTGCGCGATAGTCGTGGAGCCTAGTTGGATCTGCTCAATCTTGTCCTGAGTAATCTGCCTTCCGCTGCTGGCACATGCTGATAGCGCGAGCGCCATAACAATGGCGACCATGATTTTCTGCATTTCCACTCTCCTTTTGATAGATAGCCGCAATCTACCACCATCCAGAGTGACCACCAAAACCGAGCCAGGGCATGTCACATCGGCTGTTATTCTTCACTTTTTGTTTGCTCTATCGTATGTCAGGCGTCCTGATTGGCCAGACACGCCGCATCCAGAGAAAACATCACCTCATCGATCTCATCGCGCGATAGTGGCGCTGGGTGAGCATCGAGCCAGTCCGATATCTCACGGCCAGAGAGCGGCAGCGGGAACGCCCCACCCATACCGACGATGAATCGGCGCCCTCGACAAATATCCCTGAAGGTCCTCAGCAAGTATCTGGTTATGGGATCGGTGGGCGGTTCATCTGGAACAGGCATCTTTAGGCACTGGTAGATCGCGCGCCTCTTTTCTGCCTGCCCGCCCCAGTCGGCTTCCCACTCGAAGCGGGCGATTGCTTTCCCACAGTTTCTGCGCGTTCTTCAGCGGCCTGGCTCGACGTCAGCGCAGCCTCACGCAGTACGAACAGGAAGAACTGGACGTTGGTAGAGATCAGCTCAGCTGCAACGATCGGGTCGTACTTGAGTGTGTTGCCATCAGCGTCCAGCACACCCTCCCAGCCCTTGATGATGAACTGGCCCAGCAACATCGCGTGGCTTTCGTGCTCGGTCTTCTCGCCTTCAACAACGCCCACTTGCCCCTCAGTAAATCGAGCGTCATTGCGCTGGATTCGACGGCGCTCACGCTCCAGGGCGACCTGGTACTCGGTGTTGTCGATGCCGGCGAGCAGCACCTTGGTGTCATCGTCGAATTTGGCCCAGCGATGCTGGGTGTTGACCGGCTCTTTCTTGGTCAGCTGCAAAGCCATGATTGATCCTCAACGCCACGCCAATAAAAGGGCCTCCCCGGCCGGCGTTTCACCGGAGAGGCCGAAGGTGTTTACGGGATGACAGGGGCCGGAGTGCGGGTGATGGTCGGGGCCAGCTTCGCGACGGTGTAGTTCAGCGTTACCTCGATCAGGTCGCGCTTCCCGCCACTTGGCAGTTCGCCGTCAACTTCTACCGCAGGGAAGTCGAACTCGTACTTGTTGCCCAGGCTGTCAGTGATTGGGAACTCGATCGCCACCGGCAAGCGGGTGAAGGTGTTTTTCCAGATCTCCCAAGCTCGCTTCGACCAGGCCAGCGTGATGGTGCCGGTGATGGCCGCCTCGGTGGCGATCTGGGCTCCCGGCCCCAGCTTGGTGGTGCCAATGCACCGCTGGGCCTGCAGGCTGTTGTCCAGGTTGATGGTCATGGCTGAGACGCAGGCCACGCCTTCCAGCGACTCGCCGTCGACGAGGATGGTGCCCACGTTACTGTTCGACAGGAATGGCGTGGTGGTCGGCGCGCCAGGCGATACCGCGATCGGTGCCTCGCTGTCGGCATAGTCCAGGCACGCCATGTTGAAGGTGGCGGTGATCTTGCCGTCAGACGGGATGTCCAGCGCGAAGGTCGACACATGGGCGCCCTTGAACACGCTGTAGACGCCAACGTCCATGAATCCCTTGGCGATGCTGAAGGTGTGACGTACATCGCCCACGGTCAGCACGTTGCCGGTCCAGTTTCCGTAGAAAGCGGCTTCGAGCAGCTTGTCGAACGATCCGTAGGACAGTTCCGCCGTCAGATCGCCGCCGATATCGGTGCTGGTGGCCACCGAGCCCTGGCTGATGCGTGAGTCGGTGATTTCATCGCTGACCGCAGTGTTTACCGTCGGCGTCAGTGCGTTACCGGTCAGTCGCAGGGTGTCCCACGCGCCGGCCGGGGTAACGCCGGGCGTCACCTCCGCGATGATGTGGCTTACAACCTTGGCTCCGCTCGACATAGTGGTGTCTCCTGATTGCGGGCATAAAAAAACCCGCAGAGCGCGGGCGGGGCTTTGTTCTTGGAATCAGCCGGCGCGGAACCGGATGTTGACGTTAATTTGGTAGAAGCCTTCGAACTCGCCGGCGACCACTTGGCTGGCTTCCATGCACTCAAGGTCACCGGACATCCAGTAGGCGAAGTGCGCCTCAAGCGCGTCGGCCAGTTCGTTCAGGGCCTTGGTACCGGCTCGCTCTCTGGCGAAGCACTGGACGCTGATCTGCCCGGGCTTGCGGGTGTGTGGTCGGTCGGCAATGCCGGCCATGAAGGCCGAGGCGTACTGAATATTCAGCCGGCACCAAAGGCCGGTCGCCGGTGGAGTGAACACTTCCGGCTGGTTCGGGTAATCGATCCGCGCTTGTTCGATGCCGGTGAAGGCAACCATGCGGCCGGTGATGAGCGCCCTGATCTGCTCAAAGGTCATTTGTAGGCCTCGGATACGCCGATGAACGCGAGGTCATAAACCCCTCCAGGTGCCTGAGTGGAATGCCCAAGCTCAAGCATCTCGCCGTAAGGGCTGTTGGTTTGGATGTAGATCACAGGGAACTGGCCGGACGCCTTGATCAACATTGAGCCCTTCTGGATCGTCTCAGCGCCAGAGGGGTCAACTCTATCGGTAACCGTCATGTCCGGGGCGCCGATTGAGACAAGGTGACTACCGCGGAACGTGCCGCCTATGTAGCCCTTTCCCGCCGCCTTGGCATCCACGAAGAAGTTCTCTTTCCGCTCACGCTGAGTCAGCTTCTTGAACTTCTTTCGACTGGTGTTACTGGCATTGCGCACATCGACGTTCGCGTCATAGGCATCAGCCAGCGCCACGTTGCGCGACTTGAGCGCAATGTTGGCCTTCCACAGATCAGGATTGCCCACCGGTGACCGGTTGACGACCTCCGTAAGCATCGATAGCGCGATAGCGCGGGCCATTTGGGTGATGTCCTCGCCGGCCTGGTCAGCAAACTCAGTGAGGCTGTGGCTCCATCCCGGCTTGGTGGTCATCAGACTTTCCTCAACTGGATCTCGTAATGGGCGCCTGCCGGGTCCTTCTGGACGTTGACCACGTCGAAATCGTTGATCTTGTGGCCGATGTCCGGAACTCCGCCGATCGTTTCGTTGGTCAGCGCGATCAGCAACTGGTCGGTGGAGCGGATGTTCACGCCATCCACCCGATCCAGCTTGAACTCATCGAATACGCCGCGCCCGCTGTAGGCGATCACGACCGGGTCGGCACCGGTTTCACTGACCGGATCCCAGGTGCCTGGGAGAGTCGCGCCGCCGGTGAACGACTGCACCGCATCGGCCAGATCAGTGTCGAAGGCCTCGGCCAGATCAGCCTGTATCTCTTCGCGAATGCCCATGGGTCACCTGTACACGCTGAAAGCGAATGGGTTGCTGCGCCATGGGGCCAGCAGGGCCAGCGCAAACTGCACGTCGCCGGGCTGGGCGATGAGCTTGCTGGTATCGAACGAGGCGAACGTCTTGCTGGTGGTGACCGAGCCGGCTTTTACCGTCTTGGCTTCGAGCGATCCCTCGGTCTGCTGCTGGTACAGCTTGCCCTCAGAGGCGACCTTAGCCAACTCGGCGCCGGCCTGCCTCACCTCATCCGGGATGGAGTCCATATCGACGCCGACGAGGTTGAGCGAGTTCAGATAGGCATTCGCCTGCAACACGGCGCGGGCTTTCTTGTCATCTGGCGCCCATGCTGAGCCCAGGATGGCGTCAACGTCCGCCACGGTGATGTAGGTAGCCATCTGGCCTCCGCTTGAATGAGTGGGGCCGAAGCCCCGGGTGTTACGACTTAGGCAGCTCGTCTACCTGCTTTTGCAGCGACTCTTTCGAGGCGTTGGCGCGGTAGGTGACTTTGGCTGCGTCCAGCTTGGCTTTCAGTTCGGCCACATCCTTCGCTTCCTTGGATTCTTCCGTTTCCAGTCGGGCCTTGGCTGCTTGAGCGAGAAGATCGTCGACCTGCTTTTGCAGGGCCTTCACCTTCTCGGCCTCGCCGTCACGCTCGCTGCGCAAACTCTGCACGCCAGCATTGACCGCTTCGAACACCTGGAACAGGCGCCCGGCCACAGGGCCAAGCTCGCCTTCGGGGCGCACCAGCGCTTGATCAGCGAATGACTCGACGATCAGGCCGACGGTTTCAAGCTCGGCGCGGAAGGCGTCGATGTTGATGCTGGGGTTTCCGCCATCGATCATCAGCACCCGAGGCAGCTCCTTGATCGTTACTTCGGGCACATCATCTGCCGCACCGTCACGGCTTTCGGTAACGCTTGCGTCGACGATGCGCAGGCCGCTTGCTTTGGCGAGTGCCTTGACGTCTTCCTGGTACTGGTGGAATGGACCAGGCAGATACCAGATGTTCTTGTTACTCATGATCGTGTCCTCGCCAAGCCGGGCTCAGGGCCCGACTCAGCTGTCAGGGTTACTTGGAGGCATCACCGATCAGAGCCACACCAGCGGTGTGCTTGATGCTGGTGGCGGTCTTGTCCCAGTTGGTACCGGTCGCAAGTTCGGCGTCGGTTGGCGACTTGCCGCCGGTGGTGGTGTCCCAGGTGTAGCCCTTCAGGCCCAGGCCGAAGGTGTAGTCGGTTTGGAGCGTGGTTTCGATACGCTCCTTGCCGTTGGTGGTCTGGACGTTGCTGATGATGTCGCGGCCGTCGTGGACCAGCGCAGCGCCTTGCACCAGGGACAGGATAATTTCCTTGTTCGGGGTGCCGGCCTGCATCAGCGCCGGTGCATCCGTCACAACGGAGATCTTGCCGAGGATGTCCACAACGCGGACGTTGCCCGCCTGGAACAGCTGCTGCTGGTTCGCCAAGTTCTGGCCGACCAGCTTGTGGTAGCTGGTGCCCTGCATCACCTGGGTTACCAGGTTCTGGCTTGCGTCACCGAACTTCGCGTGAGCGTTGTTCAGCCCTGCGTAGGTGATGCCAGCGGTAGCCGACACATCGTTGACCGCAGCGGACTGGGCAGTGATCGCAGCAACCAGGGCAGCGATCGCGGTGTTCAGCTGGTCCTTCAGCAGGATTTCAGCGAACGCACGGCTGGCGACTTCGATGCCTTGGGCGGTTGGTCGCTCCAGCCAGGTCATCTGCGACGGCTCGTAGCGGATCGGACCGAAGCCACCGGCTACTTTCACCGAAGTGTTCTTCAGCTCGGTCAGGTCGGTAGCAGCGACAGTAGCGTTTGCGCTATAGCGGTCCACGCGGCGCTGAGCTGCCGCCAGAGTTTGGAAGAACGACTCTTGAAGAAAGTCGCCAGTGAAGCCGTCCGGGGACAGCACGATTGCACCACGGCTGGCAGCATTGAAAGCGGCCAGATACTGATCCAGCGTCTCGAGAGTTGCCGGCATGATGTATTCGTTGAAAACCTGCATTTGCGACAGGGACATGAGTTATTTCCTTACGATTGAGGGAGATCTGGGAACCGGCTTGCGATTGCAGCCGTCCGTTCCTCTTTGGTGCCGCCGATTTTTCCTTTTGCGGCCCCGCCGCCCTTACCAGCACCGCCGGCCCCGCCGCCCGATGCCTTACTGCCAGCGATCAGCGGGCCGAAGGCCGGATCGTTGGTGAATTCTGCTTTCAACTCGTCCAGAGTTGCTGCCGAGAGCTTGCCGGAGGCATCCAGCACGACGACAGTTGGCTTGCCGTCTCGCTGCTCAACGCTCAGCCGGCGCTCGATATGAGGGAGCAATGCCTTGGCGCTGCCAGGGATAGCCAGAGTAGTGGCGATATCGGTAGCAGTACGGCCTACGGTCAGATCCCGGATCTGGCCCTGCAGGGCGCTATTCGTGCTTTCCAACTGACCCGACAGCTCAGCCTCACGGCGGGCGTACTTCTCGGACCAGGACTTCTCCAGTTCCTCGACGTTGCCGGATTTTCGGGCCAGTTCTTCGCGCTCCAGGCGCGCGGCCTCTTCAGCCTCGCGCGCCTTCTTCTCGGCCGCCTTCTTCTCGCCCAGAAGCTCGTCAACCTTGGCCTTAAGGCCGGTAACGTCTTCTTGTGCTGGCAAACCCTCGATGTTCAGGACGTACTTACCGCCCTTCTCGACGTACATGGATTGAACGGATTCGTCGACGCCTTCGAGGCTGTCCAGTTGGAATTTCAAGGTCATTGCTGTCTCCCAGAGACTTGGTGCAGGCCCTGCCTGCGGACATAAAAAAGCCCCGCCGGATGGCAGGGCTGTTCAATCTTTCTGGTTGTTACATGCCTGCACGCTCAAAGGCCTGCGGCTCAAGGTCTTTCAACTGCTGCAGCGTGAGGGTCTTGCCGTTGTCGTCGATGAACTTGTCCAGGGTCAGCTCGCCCTTGCTGAACAGAGCATAGCGATTAGGCCCGAGCACCTCACGCTGGAAGGCGGCAGGCTGGCGAGCAAGCCAATCCTGATAGCTGGTCTTGCTCGACACAAGTTCAACGCCATCTGGGCCGATTGAGGGCCTGGTAGAGCCTGGAATCTCTCGCGCAAACTCATCCTTCAGCACCGGCACCAGCGTTGTTCGGCAACCCCAGTGGTACGGAGGCTTCGGACCGTCCAGCGGGATAATTGTCTGGTCGATGCTCATGCAGAACAGTGTTGTTTTCGAATCCAGCGTGGCGACCCTGCGCATCCCTTTGAGGATGTCGTCGTTCGCCTTCAGCGTCTCCACCCTGGCCGTGCTGGCGATATGGTTGGTCATAGTGCGAACCAGGGCTCCCGCCTGATCCTGCTGCAACTGGTGGATGCTGGTCAGGCGTCGGCTGATCTGTTGGCTGGTTTCGCCAAGCGATGATCCGATCTGAATCTCGCCGATGATCTCCGCGGCCTTCTTGGTTCCGAACTGGTCGAGCGCACCGCTGATGCTTATGCGCTGAATGCCCTTGCGAGCCTCCAACTCTAGCGGATCGACCAGCGCCGCAGCCGAAACCATTTCAGCCGACGGAACATTGAGCTGAACGACGGCGCGCACCACCTTTCCAAGCATGGTTGCGTTGAACCTGGCCTCGTATGTAGCGAAATCACCAAGATCGAGCTGCGCCTGGCCCTTTAGGTCGTCGTAGATGCCGCGCAGATCGCCCTGGAGCGTTTCTATCTGTGAGGTGTAGCGCTTGGTCCCGTAAGCACTCAGCCCATCCGAAACACGCTGCTTGGCCGTTTTTATTGCCCTGCTGAGGAATACAGCTACTCGCTTTAGGTTTCCGCCGGCGTAACGCTGGACGTAAATCTGGTGTCGGGTAGCCGCGTCTTCGAGGAAGCCTTCATTGCTCATCGCTTCCGCCTACTGGGGGCTGACTGGCCAGCTCCTCGTCGATCTTATCGTCAGTGCGATCAGCCTCAAGCACGCCGCCCTGACGAAGGTTGGTGCGCACATCCGACTTCGCGATGAAGCCCTGTTGCCAGAGCTGGACCTGGGCCAGGATGTCCTGGGCGGTCATGGTTTCGTCGAAAAACGCCTGATTGAGCCAGAACACGGTGCCCTTCTCGTCGGGCTCGCCAATCATGAAGCGCTCGGCGTCAAGAATGGCGCGCTTAAGGGCTTCCGAAACGTTGCCAGCAATGGTGCCGAGAACGGAGTTATCCGAGCTATACCGGATGCGCACGGCCTCTGCTGTCTCAGCGCCGCCACCCTGCTGGACGATGCGGGCGCCGATCATGAGCATCTGCTCTTCTTTGTCCTTCATCAGCGTGCGGGCCAACTGGCTTTCGTCGGCTTGCAGCAAGACTGCCGAACCGGTCTTGCCAAGCATGTGCCCGCGGCGCGAACCAATCTGCATTCCGTTTGGGTTGGCCTTTACGAACTCGTCGGCACTGATGTCGGTGGTGATGAACAGAGTAGGTTGCGAACTGATGAATCCGCTCTCTTCCACCGTGGCGCTATTGCCGTAGTGCAGGATGTTGACGTCGGCCAAGTCCTCAAGGGGCGACTTATCGATGCTGGCGTCGTTGTTCTGGGCCCCGTAGAAGCTGAACGGGATGTGGTCGAAATGCTGCCCGGACTTATCCGTTGGAGTGGTTTCTGTATACCCCTCGGCGCCCTCCTTGTAGACCCGCTGAACGTAACGGCCATCGATCAGCAGCAGGACACGGTTCTGGTTGTAGGTCTCGCGCGATAGTTCGGTCGGGTTGAACTCGTTTACGCACTCCTGGAGATTCACGTAAACCAGGCGCTTGACGCCGTCGATCACCTGCTCATCCCAGTCGATTATCGACAAGGCGTCGTAGAAGTGAATCAAGGCGCGCTTGGTGCTGAGGTCAGCCATCGACGAAACGCCGCTTTCGGACGTGACCGTAGGGAAGTCGACCAGAAACCCGCCACGCCCTGTATCCAGGCACTCGCCTACTGACTCTTTAGAGAGCTGTTCAAGGCTGGTGCCGTCGCCGCTGGCGTTCTCTTTCAGGTATTCAACCGCAGTCGGCAGCGACAATTCAGCAGTTTTGCGGAACACTGCCCCCATCAGCCCGGTACGCGTGCGCCCGGTAATGTTGAGGAACATCGCCCGCTTCTTGTACTGCTTGTACCGAGCCTGATTCTCAGGTGATTTGTTCTCAGGGTCAGGCATCGGCAGGTATTCGTCGTGCTTGCGAACCTCGCGGGCACCAGCGACGCAACGCTTCACCAACTGCCAGCCAGCCAGGGCTTGTGCGTACTCTGCCCGGGGGATGCTGTGATTCGCCATATTGGCCTCAGAAAGTGAAGGTGACAGGGATGTGGGTCATGGCTGCGCGCTTGGTCTTGGCCACTGCGAAGTAGCGGAAGGCGTCAGCCGGGTGGGATGCCCAGTCATGGAGCGGCCGGTCTTTCCAGCAGCCCTTCTTGTCGTCCCACTCTTTGCGGTAGTTCTCCAGTGCGGTGATACCCTCTTCGCACTTCGATTCGTCGAATGCGCAATGGGCCAGGATTTCACGCGCCTGGTCTATGCCATCATCCACGCCGATCTTGGGTACAACCTGAAAGGTCATGCGGTAGTGATGGCCGTCGATCTCGTAGCCCTCACGGGCCATCTCGCGGCGAGTCTTGGCATCGCTACTGAACTCGCGGTTGTCGATGTCGTGTGGGCCCCAGTGCTCGGAGTAAACGTAACCACGATCCTTCAGCACCTTCATATAGTGCCGCAGGCCTTCGCCGCTATTCTGGTAGAAGTCGATGACGTGAAACTCGGTGCCGACCTGACGCACGAACCAGATGGCCGTGGAGTCGCCTACGCCGATGTCCCAAAAGGTCATCACTGGTAGGTGGCTGTTGTCCGGCAGCGCTCCGATGCGCTGGGAGGCGTAAAGCTTGGTGAACTGCCTGGCGTAGTAAGCACCCTCGATCGACTGCTGGAAGGCTTCGGCTGGAATCGACGGGTATTCCCGCTTCATGTCATCGCCGAGTGTCTTCTCCTTGGCCGCGTACCAAGCACGCTGCCCGTCGCTGGTGACAACCTGGTGCTTGGCGTGCAGTTCGTTGAAGTAGTCGGTCAAGCGATCCGGAATGACCACGTCGGCTGAATCAAGGCTGTAGGCCTTGTTGTTCCACCAACTGAAGAAGAAGAACTTCCAGTCGAGCAGGCCCAGCGGTACACCGGAGAGCTGTTGTCGCTCGGCTGACTGGCTGTAATCGAAGAAATAGCCGGCCCGACCCTCAGCCGTCGATTCAATCGTGACGAAGCAATCGGTTGCAACAGCCTCAAAGGCGCCGGTGACGATCTCTCGGGCCTTGTGTGGGAACTTGGCGCAGATCTTCCCGAACTCGGACACGTGCAGGTAGCGCAGCGTGCCACCCCGAAAGGAGGTGCTGACGTAGAGCGAGCCGCCCTTGCTGAACACCAACTCCCCCGCGGCGTCGTTGCTCGCAGGGTTCGCGGCGCGGATCTCTTTCGGCAGGTTGTCGTAAGCGTACTTCACCTTCTCCCGGAACAAGCGCTTGGCGTCGTTCAGGGTGTGGGCGATCAGTGCGCACTTGGCCGACTCGAACAGCGCCGCGTCCAGCTGGATGATGCAGCACTCGGTGGTGAAGCCAAGCTGCCGGGCCTTGAGGATCAGGTTCCGCGTGTGCATCCCCTGGAAATACTCGATCTGCTCGTCCGTCATCCGGAAGCGGACCTTCTTGCCCTGCTTGTCGGTGATGAAGTACAGGTTGTTCAGTCGCCAGAACTTGTCCCGCAGCAGCTTCATGTGCTCGGGCTTCATGGTCAGGCGTCCTTCGATAGATCGTCCATCAGCTTGGACAGCTCGTCGGCATCAGTGCCGCCGGATTTGGTGTCGAGGTCGTAGGCTTGGCGCTCCAGAGCAACCAAAGTCTTCAGAGTTTCGGCCATTTCCTTCATCGTCTTGGAGCGGCCCGGCAGATCAATGATCTTCTGGTACAGGTCGTTGCGCTTGTCCTGCCCGTTGTCGTCTTCGGAGCGCATCAACTCGCCCAGCTCTTCAAACAGATGGCGGTTGTCGGTCAGCCCTTCCAGCTCATCCAGCAGTTTGTTGGTCAGTCGACGGCCACGCGAGATGTCACCGCGGTGAGCCATACGGATGCTCGCAATTACCTCGGCGTTGACCTCAATGATCTCCCGTTCGGTATCCGCTGTTTTGGTGGATACCTCAGTGGATACCGTGCGCTTGGATACCAGCGCATCGGCCTTCGCCTGGATCTTCGCCTTAAGGTCTCGCTCCCAGCCATCACGCTTTGCGCGCTTGTTGATAGCGCCGTGGGTGATGCCTTGGGTTGACGCGATCTCTCGGATGGAAAGCAACCCGGCCCGGTAGGCGCGTTCGATTGCCTCCCAGTCGGGTTGCTTGGTTGTCATGGATTCACTCAGATACTTGAAATAGTGGCGCGCTGGCGGTATTTGTTTCGCGAGATGCAATGGAGATTGCAGAATGTCCAATCGGTTTATTGTCGTAAACGCTCGACCAATCGAAGACCGCAGACGTCGCAATAGCGCTGATCCCCCCCATTGGAAGGTTCGCGGATATTTAATCTTGGATAGGCTGGATAACCAGAGGCTGCCGACTTCATACTCAACTCGGGCTGAAGCCCAAGAGGAATGCGACAGAAAAAATAGAAGCCTGTAATCCGTCCGTGCCGCACTCACCTGCGGCACACCTACCCTTCCCCGCTATCCAGTAACACATCAATCAGCTTCTGCTCACCCAGGCGCATGGCGCCTAGGCACTGCAGGTCATCACACTTAGGCCCAAGCCCGAACACGGTGACCTCGCCCTTTGGGCCGATCAGGGTTAGGGCGCCAACAGTGCAGTCCGGATGCTCGCCGGCATCGAGGTCATCGGCAATCTTGCGCAGGGTCTTGGCAGCATCGCGCCACCCCTCACGCTTGAGCTCAACAATCTTCATGCTCATGCGGTCACCCGCTGTAGCCACTCTTCCACGATCCGGCGTACCACTGGCTCGGTCAGGATTGCTGAGGCCTTCTTGCCTTCAATCACCGACTGGATCAGCTCACGCGGAAGGACGTGGGCACCATCACTGGCTACCACTATCAGGTGCGGGCGGTGGTCAGCAATGTCGAGGATGTCGGCAGTCATTGGCATACCATTTGGTGGGTTTGTGCATGTGCGTGGCCGTGGAGCAATCCAACGATCAAGCCTTGAGGAAGCCCGGCGCCTTTGGCTGCGTCTACCGCCTTGGCGATGGAGCTATCCAGCTCGTTCAAGGCCTTGGTGATGTCCTGGCCCATGGGAAGCGCGTGACGCAACCGAGTGACGTTGCTCATGCCTTGCCCCCGCAATGTGTCAGCTCAAACTCAAGAGGACCGATGTACAGACGCCGCACCCATGGATTGTTTGGCAAGCGCAAATAGTCGAGCCGCCACTTCCAAGGACGAAAGCCAATCAGAAAGTAACCGCTGCCGGTTATCCACGAAATGAACCAGCCATTGCCGTGATATGGGTCTACGAAACGCCCTCGCTTATTCAGCTTCATGCTCACTCCAGTGTCGCGACACAATTTGCTGATTCGCGAAACGTGTCGCGAATTAATCGGCCCTGCGGCCAGGTAGCTTGAAGTCGGTGACCCGATCAGCAATGGAGCGGATCTTCTCCACACCCAGAAAGCCAACCCATCCGCCGACGAAGGTCGCCATGCTCTGGGGTAGCTGGAAGAACTCAAGCCCGCTGATGATCGTCAGGGCCAGGCCACCACAGATAGCGCCCTCCACGATCATCTGGCGCCGTGTGCCGCCACCGTAGGTGATTCGCAGAACAGCCATCGCGCAGGACAACGCAGCCGCATAGAGGATTGGCGAATGCTGGCTCAACCACGCAAGCGCCATCGCCCAGGTGTCTGGTTTGTCTGGCATGTTTGACATCTCAGTTCCTCCCCGTCAGGGAGTTAGGAATAAAAATGGCCTGCGTAGGCCTGGGCATTGCCCGAAAACAGAAAGGCCCCTGCGTATGCAGAGGCCCTGAATAGGTGCGCTCGTCTTTCCGAGCTGTCCGCCAAAGACATTCACAACGCCGACGCCCCATTGCATCGGTCTCGATGATCCAGTCTCGCGCCACCCTGACAGCATGGTGAGGTAAGGGTGCGCGGGCTGCCGGTGTTTTGTCGTAGCACTGCACTTGCCGGCTTATCAGTGTCCAGGCCTTCCGTGAGGCCGCCCTGGCTGCGGTGATGGAGTCGGCGACAGCAGCACTCCCAGCTCGGAGAATGGGTGTGGCTGTGCCGAAAACGAAAAAACCCGGCGCGATGGCCGGGTTTTCTTGGATCAGTGAGTAAGTTGCCGTAGGCAAAACTCTAACAGTGGCGAAATCATGCCACGAGCCGCACGGGAACGCAATAGGCCCTCATGCGGCCTCGCGCATTTCGTAAATTGCCGCCGCTATGGGACTCAGTGCGCGGCGGTCCAGATCCTCGCAGCACTCGAAGATCAGTTGCAGCACTCCACCCCAATCCCTCTCCCAGTTGCACGATTCCAGTCGCACGTCGTAGAACTGCCACATCCACGCCCGGAACTTCTCGGCGTTGGCGAGCGGGTCCTCGTTGGCCGACTGGCCACCTTGATGCATGTGCCGGTACCGGCGCATCACACCCTTCACCACATACTCCAGCTTCTCGCGCTTGGCGGCCGTCATCCGGGGCGACTTGCCGACCACCATCAGGAACACGACCTCTTCGGCAGCTTCGCGGATGTCGTCGTTCTGCTCAGCGGCGTACATGAAGTCACCGAAGACGCGGATCTGCGGATGCAGCCGGGCGATTGCCGACTGGATATGCCCAGCCAGTGCCCCGTGTATCGCGTGGCTTGCCGTGGGCCCGCGCTCAGTGTTCTGCACCACCACACCCAGCTGAACTACATCAGAGGTCTGTCCGGGGGCCGGGTTGTACTTGCAGTCATGCCACGCCTGGCGCGCTGAGTTGATCTTCATGCCGCTCTCCCCTTCAGCTCTCTTGTTTTTGCCCGGTAGCCGGCGGTCATCGCCCTCAGCTCTTCGACGGTGTATTTCTTGGCCTCATGAGGGCCTTCCAGCCAATCCACGGCCTCGGCGCCGATCCGCGTCACCAGTGCTATGCGGTAGTTCACGATGTTCCCAGACAGCTGGGTGTTGCACGGCGAGCACTGGCGGTGGCAATTCAGCGGCTCGAAGCGCAATGCTGGGTTGCTACCGACGGTGCGGTAATGGCCAGCGTCATACTTGCCCTGGTGGTGCCGGCCACAGCTGATGCATGGCAGCTCAGCGTCACGTTCACGCACCCAGGCGTTGAAGGCCTGCTGCGTGTCCTTGAGGTGATCCGCCCTGCTCTTCAGCTTCTCCTTGCGGACCTTGATCTCCCGGCGCTCAACCTGGGCCAACGACTTGCGCGCCTTCTCCTGGTTCACGTCTTTGATGGCAAGGCCACAGGTGTAGTTGCAGACCGCTTGGCCGAGGCGCTGCGGGACGAATGAGGCCCTGCACGCTGGGTTCTTGCAGGTCTTGGACTTGGGTTGTTTGGTGGCAAGCATCAGTATCGCCCTCCCCAGTTGTCTTTCTGCGTCCAGCGCACCTGGTGCTCGGCGCCGAATGCATGCACCCACTCGATCAGCTCGGCGCACTGCTTCACGCTGAGCTTGCTGGTGCGCTCGTAGATGACATCGAAGCCATTACCGTCTACCGCCGGGATCATCTGCGGCTTGTCACCAGTCTCGCGCAGCCAGGCGGCCGTCAGCAGGCGCTTCCAGATCAGGACATCCCATTTCTTTCCAGCGTGTTCGACCTGGGCAGCGATATCGGCCAGGGCCGCGTGCAGGGCTTTGTTCTGCTCCCCGCTGCGGTCCACTTCGGTGATCGCCAGCTTCTTGGGTTTGGTCAAGTCCAGGCCAGCGATATGCCCCATTACCCGGGCGCGGTCTGATTCGTTGCGGATCGGGAGGCTGGTCATGACTGCACCTCCTTGCCCAGGGCCGCGTCCAGCTGGAGGTCGAACTCGGCGTCGAATTCATCGGCGAGCACGTCAGCTTGCTTTAGGGCTGCAGATCGCATCCGGCGATACCGCTCAGCATCCTTGAGCAGCGCCTCGTTCTCGGCCTTGAGCTGGTCGCGCTGACGGATGTGTGCTGCTCGCTCTTTGAGTAAACCCTCCCTCCAAGCGACCAAGCGCTCGTTCTCGGTGATCAGGGCCAGGATAGTCGCAGGGTTTGCGGCGAGCACCAGGTCCGCATAGTCCTTGTTCTGCGCCATGAATTCGGGGAATGACCGGTTCTGATGCACATCAAAGACGATGCCGTTGTCGTTGCGGATGAACAGCGCACCGTGGCTGCGCATGAATCGCAGCGGCTGATGCTGCTGGCACGCCTCGGCAGTCGCCTTCAAATCTCGAAAGTCATTCATTCGGAGAACTCCTTGAGCAGTTGGCGAGCGCCCATGACGGCACCCCTGTCGCCGGATGTGCGGCTAATGTCCTTGAGCCATTCCAGCATTCGGGTGTTCTGGGCTTTCAGGTCGACGACCATGCCAAGCAAGTCATCGCCATCGGCGTTCATGTCGGCCTTGAGCGCTTTGCCAATCGCGCCCATGTCTATGCAGGCGGCAAGGAGCATGCGCTGATTGCGCTCCAGGTCAGCGATCATGGTTAGGACCGTTTCAGGGTCAACCTCTTCGTGGAACTGCTGGAGCGCACGCATTTCCTCGCTTTCATCGGCGAACTTGATTGCGTCCTGGGCGGCGTATGCGGCGGCCTTCTGGAGTTCGGCGTAGTCGGTCATTGCGAAATCCCCTTCAGCAGCTCCTTTGGCACGCTTACGGTTTCGCCAAGGGCTGAGGCGACGATGGCGCGGCAGGCGGCGATGAGGTGGGTTTTCCCGAACATCATCCGGTCGTCGATGTACATGCCGTTCTCATCGCAGAGCGCGGCACCGATGGTTTCTTGGTGCTCGCAGCAAAAGTCCAAGTGGTACTTCGAAACCAGCGGCCCGCCCTGGCTCCAGTCGGTGGACGGCGCATAAGAGGACTTCAGCCATGAGCGGGGATCACTTGAATCGACTGCTATGCCGACAATCCAGCAACCCATGTCGGCAGTCGCATCGCGCATAACAAAGCCTTCCGGGTTTTCCACCTGAGCAACAGCCCAATCCAGCGCCACGCCCGACAGGTCTTGCGTCTTCACTTCTACGAATTCGCTCATGCCCGCTTCTCCCCTGCTTCTGCGATCAATGTCATGCGCTCCAGGCGCTCGGCGGCCTGATTGGGCAAGTTCACACCGTCTGCCTCATCCACCACCGGCATGCACACGAAATGGATCCCGTGCTTGACCAAAGCATTGGCCACTTCAAGGGCTTGGCGTAGCTGTGCTGGGTTTGCTCGTTTCATTGCGATATCCCCTTCAGCAATTCCTGCAACTGTTTCAGCTTGCCCACGGCCGCTGCGTTGGTTTCGCGCTCAGCCTCCACGGACAGCGCCACCTCTTCGATGCGACTGGCGAGCGCCTTCATGCGCTTGCTGAAGTCATCAGCCAGGCTCACGACTTCGCCGGAAAGGCTGGCCAGAACATCCAGGGCGCCTTCGGGCTTCTTGATCGAAACAACGGTTTGCTTGGCTGCCTGGGTCACGGCTTGCTCCTTGATTGTTTTGGGGGTCGCTGCATCACGCTGAAACTTGCCACCTACCGGCTCACGGATGAGGCCCGCTTCCTTGAGTTCGCCGAGGGCGCGGCGGATGGCATAAGGCGATGCGCCAGTGGCCTTGGCTGTGATGGCGGCACCGTGGATTTCGTGATTGCTCCAAGCCGCCTGGATGGGAACGAGGGTGAACACCTTCTGTGCGATCGAGGACTGCCCGGCAAGAATCTGTTGTTGTCTGGATTCATTCATCAGAACCCCTCCTTGCCGCGCTGCGATTCCCACTCAAACGGAATGACGATCACCCCACCCTCCCGAAGCCTGTCTGCGCAACGCTCACCGATAGCCGTAGCCAATGCCTTCGCGTCGAGGTTGGAAACGATGACGGTGGGTCGGAGCTCTTCGTAGCGACCGTTGATGATGGCGAACAAGGTGGTCAACTCGAAGTCGCTGGGCTTCTCCTTGCTCACACCGATCTCGTCGAGGATCAGCAGCGAGGGGCTGATGAGGCTCGCGAGGATCTGGCTTTCGCTCTTGTCGCCGGTGTGGTCGTAGGTCGCACGGATGGCCTGCAGGACAGAACCGATCGTGCGGTACACGGCGGTGTCGCTCGACCTGGCCATGATCTCGTTGGCAATCGCCACGGACAGGTGCGTCTTGCCGGTGCCGGGCTTGCCCAGCAGCAGCAGGCAGCGACCAGCAGCGGCGATCTGCTTGAACTCGGCGGCGTACCGCATGCAGGTTTTCAGCGCCTTCTGCTGCTCGGCCGTGTCAGCGATGTATCCGGCGAAGGTCTTTCCCGCGAAACGCTTGGGGATCAGCGCGGCGCCCAGCTTCTCAGCCATCCGCATGCGCAGGGCCAGGGCTTCCTGGGCTTCGGCGCGAGCGGATTCTTCCTCGCGGCGGATTCGGCTGCACTCTGGGCACCCGGTCTTGAACTCGCGACCGAAGATCAGGTTCACCTGCTGCGAGAACTGGCCGTGGTCGTCGCACACACCTGTGGTCTGCTGCGGCGCCGGGGTCGCGGCGGGCATCGAAACGATCTTGTCAGAACGCATAAGTGCCATCCTCCCGCTGGGTCAGGCCCGCGGTGTAGTCGCGATCAGCGAAGCCGTTGTGACGTGATTGCGGGAACTGGTGCACGTTGCTGGCAGACTTCACCTCGTCCTCCCAGCGCCTGCCGTTCAACCAGGTTGCTGGGTGCGGGACAAACTGGCCGCCGTCCTTGGTCCACTCGGTGCACACCACCTGCCTGGCCAAGCCTTCAGCGATCACTGCGAACAAGCCATCAGTGGCCTTGAGTTTCTTCCACGCCTTCTCCGCAGCAGCCTTGCCCTTCTTGTTCGGGTACAGCTTCCAGAACTTCGGGAACAGGTCATCGCTCGACGAAGTCGGCAATGCCGGAGGCGTTGACGGGTTGAGGGGATCAGCAGTCAGGGATCCGGAATCAGGAATCAGAGAATCAGCCGGAGCGCTTCCGAGAATGGCAGAAGTAGTTCCGCCAAAATCGGTAGTGATACAACCCTCTGATGCAGAAGGGATAACTGACTCCGGTTCATTACGATGCGGGTTCTGATGTTTGTCGAAGTTCTCGACCTGGATGAAGCGCTTCCCGCCGACGGTGTAGCGAGTGATGAATCCTTCAGATGCGAGCCAGGCCAGCAACCCTTCGGTATCGATGCCATCACGATAGGGAAACAGTTCACCCTTAATGCGCAGAGGGCGATCCTCAAGGCGCCCTGCCTTGTCAGCGAGCAGCCAGAGCCCTTCGAACAACAGCGTCAGCATTGGATCGGCCACACCCAAGACTTCGTTCTTGAACAGGGCTGGTTTTATGTTTCTTGCGCGGGCCATTACGCGGACCTCAATGTTTGAGGCGCACGAAGAGAGCGCAGCCCGTTTTTTCGAGCTTCGTCTGTTGCGCCATGGTTGGGGTGGAAGCCAAAATCTGATTCGCCTTGCTTGCGAGCTGCAACGGCCGCATCAAAGCTTTTGAAGAAACCAAGGTTGATCCGCGCGCCGTTAACCTTGATGCGCGCTCTCCATCCTCCGTGGTCCTTGCACACGCCGGTTACGCCAGATGTGTTGTCGACACGACGGTGCGAATTGCGTTGATTCTCCTGAACCGAGACCACCCGCAGATTCTCGATACGGTTGTCGTCCCGGACGCCGTTTACGTGGTCAATCTGACCAGTGGGCCAGTTGCCGTAAGAGAGCAACCAGACAACTCGGTGAACTCGGTATTTGACGTTATCAACCTTGAGGCACAAATAGCCGTGGCCGTCTGGAGACCCAGCTGGCTCCCCAGGCATAGCTCGACGACCCCGCATGACGCGATTTATCAACACGCCGTCTTTCAGAATGAAAAGATCCCTGGCTTGACACACCGTGAGCATCGACTCGTTTTCGTCGCGCGCCACAATCAGTCGATTACGTTTTTGTGTCGCGGACTTTGTCAGGCCCTGTACATCGTTATTGGAGGTATGCATAATCAGCCCACAGATGTTTTCGATGTATGCAGTTGAAAAGACCACCCGGCCAGGTGGTTTTTTTTCGCCTGCGGTTTTTTGGTTGTTATTCGCAGCCTTCATCAGTCCCTCCTTTTTCAGGCCCTTTTAAGTCCGGCGGTTGGTCGCGCCGGGGTATCGGAAGGTTTCGGAGTTTCCCGGCACCTTTTGGCCTGGTCTTCTCGAAAAAGCGCTCTGCTCCAAGCTTTGCGGCATAGTCGCCAGGCGTCATACCTGCGGCCTCAGCCAGTCGTTCAAGCTTTTCGTAGAGGCGCCCGTCGATCCCATGGCAGATCGTGGTTTCAGGCACGCAGCCTCCTTTAGGGCCTTCAGGCCGACATGTGTTTGCCGTTAGCATCCGTCTCAACGATGCTTTCCAGTTTTTCCTCAACGCACATGCGGACGAAAACAGCGAGCTGCAGCTTGTGCAGGCGAGCTACGGCTTTAAGTGCTTCATACGTTTCATCGTCATAGCGCGACTTGATCTCCCGGTCTTTCAGGTGGCGTGTGTCGTCGTATGCCATTGGTGAGGCTCCTTGTTTGTTCGAAAGGGTTAGGCGGCAGATTTTTGGGAGGGGAACGGACGCTGCTCTTGGGCCGACAGGCTGCCGTCATCCTCGAGGGTCACGTACACATCGCGGCCTACTCGGATCGCCTTACTCAAGGCGCCTTGCGTACAGCCGAGCAACTGCGCGGCTTTCGTATGGCCGTGCTCTTTTGCAAATTCGGTAAGCGGGATACGGCGCATGGCGTCGTCCTCTACATAGATTTTCACGTCAAGTATGACCGCCGGTATTGTTGATAGTCAATACCGGCGATATTGGTTAAGCAAATACCGCAGGTAATATGATCCGCTGATGAAAAAAGACTCCCGAAGGCTTCCTCTCTCTGATTGGCAGCTGCAAGACAGCGAGCGGCTCAAGGCGATCTTTCAAGAGAAGCGCGGCGCCCTCAAGCTCACCCAGGAAAAGATTGCCGCCGAACTTGGTGACGGCGTCACCCAGGGGGCTGTCAGCCACTTCATGAACGGGCGAACCGCTCTGAGCATCAAGGCAGCAACGGTCTTCGCCAGAATGCTTCAGGTTCCGGTATCAGAGATCAGCCCTACCCTGGCTACTCAAGTGCAGAAGATGGCGTCCTCGCTGGATGGAGGTCGAGATGTACCTCCATCGACTCTCACGTCAAAAGAGGCCGCAAATACGCCCATCCCTGCCGGCGAAGATATTCACGAGCCAACCGATGAGCGTTATGCGTTTATCCCTCAGTACTCGGCTCGCGCGGCTGCGGGGGGCGGGCACGATAATCCGCACGTCGAGATTCGAAGCACCCTGGCTTTCAAAAAAGAATGGCTACGCGTTAAAGGGCTGAATCCCAAGAGCCTGAAGGTTATCTACGCCGACGGCGACAGCATGTGGCCGACAGTAAGCGACCATGACGTGCTGCTGGTAGACGAATCGCGGATCGAGCCAACAAGCGGCCATATCTATGTGCTGGCGAGCGCCGACAAGGGCGTCATCGTGAAGCGCTTGATTCAAGCGGTGTTGGGCAACTGGATCATCCGTAGCGACAACGAGGACAAGGGCGCATTTCCTGACCAGGTCTTGTCGCGCAGTGAGATCAACGAGCATCGAATTATTGGCCGGGTAGTCTGGCGTGGCGGGGATTTGTAGGAGCTGATGATGGGACTCACCAAACCCAACCAAGACCTGAAGCGCGACCTCCAGGGCGTTGCCTCCGACCTGAAATGGTCCGCCGTCGAGCTGCTGCGAATCGCTGAGCGGCTGAGCCTGGCCGGCAATGAGGCGGACGCCCAAGCTGTGCTTAAGATGTGCACCGTGTTTCATGCCAGTGAGGATCGGCTGACTGCTTATGCAGATGAAGTCGTGGGCGGGAGGATTGTGCGAGGGAAGGATGGGTAGGCCTAAGCCCAAGACAGTGAGGAAAACTCGACTAAAAAGAGGTCGGTGCGTAGACTAAATGTCAAAGTGAGAGGGGGCTGACCTGCGGGTTGAGGGTACATGGAGCGAATAGATTTCAATCAAGGCAGGATCGCCTGGTGCTGCGACGATAGCGGGATATCGCTACCAAATCTTGCTCTCGAGACAGGCATCTCTGATGCGACTCTCGGAAAGGCAATGTCTGAGGGACGCGGCCTTACCTTCAATCAGCTTAAAAAAGTTGCAGATTATTTCGGGCGCGGCATTCTCTTCTTTATGGAGGAAGGGCCTGCAGACCCTGTAAAGGTCCACACTGCAGCATTTAGAAGTATTGCAAACCAGAAGCCAGCTATTTCGGCGAAGCTACGCGCACTGATCGAGCGCGCAGAGCGTCAAAGAGATATCTATCTCGGCCTCCGCGAAGAAATAGGTTTAGATGATGCCTTAGGGTTTTCGCCACCGTTGGTATCAACGAACGCACGCGAAGCAGCAAAAACTACAAGAGCGTGGCTAGGTCTATCAAACGAAAATACGTTTGAACAGTATCGCGCAGCCGTAGAGCGCAAAGGCATTTTGGTATTTAGAAGCAATGGATACAACGGCCAGTGGCAGATAGCAAAAGATAACCCTGTTCTTGGATT